GCGAGATAATGAGCGTTGTGCAACCCTAAGTTGTCTTTGTGCTGATTTTAAGAAATCTTTATTCTCGAATTTCTTTCCATCAGACGTTATTAATAAGTCTTTTATTCCCAAATCTATTCCAACCGAAGTGGATTCAGAAATTTGTTTTTTTGTTGGAAGGTCTTGTTTTGTGTCAACCAAAATCGACACAAAATATTTGTTTGTCACAGTCTTGGAAACTGTCACAGTTTTTATATCACCTTTAAATTCTCTGTGCAAGTCAATTCCAACCCACTTTAATTTGGGAATGAATATTTGTTTATTATTTTCAGAAAAACTTGTTCCCTGTGGCAAAGAAAAACTTTGTTTTCCATGTTTGTTCTTAAACTTCGGAAATCCTTTTCCACGAAAGAAAGCATGGTATGCATTGTCCAAATTCCTCATTGACATTTGTAATGCCTGAGATGGAGTTTGCTTTAACCAAGTTAAATCTTCTTTTAATTCTGTTATTTGTTTGTTTAAATCAAAACATGTAAGATTCTTTTTGTTTCCAGCATATGCAGCGATTTTTGTTTCCAAACCAAGATTATATACAAACCTCACCTGCCCAAATATGCTTGCCATAACATTTTGTTGTTCTTCGCTTGGAAATATTCTGTATTTATATGCCTTTAACATCTTTTCTTACACATTCTATATATAAATATGTAAAAATTTTATAAAATCAAATTTATTTGCAACTATTTTAAATAATTTTCGTATATTTGTAAAAACAACAGAAATTCACCCAAACCACACTGCGTGATAAATAAGTTTTTTCTAAAATTTTATAAACTAACACCTCCATTAAATGAAATCATTAAAAATCACCAAGCAGATCACAAGAAGAGAAACCCAATCTTTTGTAAGATATCTTCAAGAGATATCAAAAATGAACAGAAACAACACATTAACTCCAGAACAAGAAGCTGATTTAGCAGAAAGAATAAAAAAAGGAGACAAAAAGGCTGAAAATGAATTAATAGAAAAAAATCTAAAGTTTGTAATCAGTGTAGCCAAACAATTACAATATGAAGGATGTCCAATAGAAGATCTTGTAAGTGAAGGTAACTGCGGACTTATTAAAGCGGCCAGAAAGTATGATGCATCAAGAGGTTGTAAATTTATTTCTTATGCAGTTTGGTGGATTAGGCAATCTATTTTGTGTTATTTAAATGAAAACGCAAGGACAATTCGACTTCCTCTTAACAAAATCGTTCAACTGAAAAAAATAAAAAAAATTCAGGATGCATTTGAACAAGAACATCAAAGAAAGCCTTCAACAGAAGAAATAATCGAATCTTTGGAGTTTGAAATAAGCACAGAAGATTTGGATAATATGTTTTTGATTGATAAAGGTATCCAATCTTTAAACGTAGAAATAACAAGCAATAATTCTTCTAAATCAGATGCATTTACTTTAGAAGATTTGCTTGCAGATTATGCTTCTAAAAAAACAGACGAAAAACTAGAAGAAGACGACTTAAAAAACCTTGTTGGTAAAATTTTAAACAAAATCCCCGAAAAACATAAAATTGTTATTGAATTACATTACGGATTAACTGGTCAAGAACCAAAAAGCTTGGATGAAATTGCAAATTATCTTAATTTATCCAAAGAAAGAATAAGACAAGTAAAAAATTCAGCTATCAGATGTCTGGGAAGCAAAAGGAACTTCAACATCGTTCAACCATACTTAAAATAGAAAGAATTTCTTTCCCAACATTAAGCCAGGTGATTTTTTCACTTGGCTTTTTTATTTATTTTTCTTATATTTAAAAATAAAAAAACATATGGAAAAAAATAACTTTAAAAATTTGCTCACAGACTTGTATAACATATACAACCCAGCAAACACACAATATATCGATGATTTAGTTGAAAGATACAGTAGACTTGAATTCGATGCTTTAAAAAATGTTTTTATTAAATATAATAGAAAATCTGCAGCGTATTATGATCCAGAAGTTGGAACAGATGATTATATCTATAAACTAATCAAAGAATATGAAGCAGGATTGAGAAGCTTGGAAAATATAAAGTTACAAGATCAAATAACGGAAAAACCAGAAGTAATTGAAAAAAAAGCTGTTCTTGAAGGATTTAAAGAAATTCAAGATGCTCAGAATGGAATAAAAGAAGAAGTTAAAGGTGAAGTTGATAAAAAAATACAAGATATAGAAAAATCATTTGAGGAAAAACAGGAAAGCCTTAAAAAAGCATTAGAAACGATTTACAAGGATTTCGAAAAAAGACTATGCGCACTCAAAGAAAGTAAAGATGATGTCACAATTCGAATCTTTTCCACTTATACAAACTCAGAACTGGACCTCCCTAACAAAAAAATAATAGCTGGACTTGGAAAAGGATCCAGATTAATTATAAAAGACAAAGATAATAAAACGGTTGGTTTGGAAATTGTAGACATAACTTATGATGGAATTTCTGATCTTGACGGAAAACCTCTAGTGGAAATATTCGTTGATAAAGTTTAAAACAAAAAAAGGGGCTAAGTGCCCCCTTTTTATAAACGAGAAGATGTGATTAGAAAGCTTTTTTAGCCTGTTTATTAGAAATAGCAGCCAATGCTTTTTCTTTTGAAATCATTGCACACATTGAATTTCCATCTTTGTCTTCTCCTTTAATCATAAATCCACCTTTTGACGTTTGATGAACTTCTGCCAACACAAATTCTCTTTTTTCTTTTGCCTTCATTGAGTAACCCATTAAAGGCTCGATCTTTTCTTTTGCCATAATAATATAATTTAAGTTTGTTTTAAAAATCAAATATATAAAATTATATTGATAAAACAAAGAAAAACAAAGAATATTTATATTAATATGTATTTTTTATTTTCTTATTCCTATATTTACAAAAAAATTAGCATGTCAAAGAAAAAAACAAAAAAAATATCAATATCAATTTCTCCAGAAGTAGAAAAAAAGTTAGCACAAGGATTTGTTAATTGTAATAAACTTATAAATCAACTTCTTAGTGAATATTTAAACAAAACAATAACAAAATAATTATGGATTTCCATAATTTTATTTTTCTACATATTTATAACAAACGAAAAAAATGTATACTATGGGTAGAAAAAAAATTAACTCAAAAGAAAAAAAGAAAATACTAACAATTAACATTGAATCTGATTCATATAAAAGATTCGAAATTTTGAATATTAAAAACAAATCTAAATTTTTTAATTGGTTACTTGAAGAACATTTTGGAATAATTAATTTTACTGAAGAATATGAATAAATTCACATTTATATATGGTTTAAAAGAGATTGGTGGAGAAATAAGATATGTTGGCAAAACAAATAACCCAAAGAAAAGATTTAACGACCACATGAAAAATTACAAAAAAAGCAAATCTCATAAAAATAGCTGGATTAAATATTGTAAAAACAATGGAATTAAAATAGAAATGGTTATTTTAGAGAAAGTTGATTGCTCAAAATGGCAACAACGTGAAATATTTTTTATTTCTCATTTTAAAAATTTAACTAATCATAAAAAAGGAGGGGAGGGAGGGTCAACAAACATAAACACGCTAAATTATACAGATGCTTGTGAGTGGGTAAAAAAATGCAACCTAAACATAGTAAGTAGCGCTATGTGGCACAAATTACATAAAGAGAAAAAAATTCCAGATTTTTTGCCAGGAGACCCAAGAATAACATATAAAAACTTTGGGTGGAAATCTTGGAACATATTCTTAGGAACAAATTATATTTGCAATATTATAAAACACAAAAATTATATTAAATTTGAGGATGCTGTATCATTTGTAAGACAGTTGAGTATAAAATCATCAAGAAAATGGAATATTTGGCATGAAATAAATAAACCTAAAAATATTCCAAAGTATCCACATTCAGCATATAAAGAATGGAAGGGGTGGGAATACTTTTTGGGAACAGACCCAAAACGTTCTAATAATTATATGTCATATGAAGAATCTAAAAAATTCATAAAGAAATTTAATTTTAATAACCGCAAGCAGTTCTACAATTGGATTAGAAAAATCGAGTCTTTAGAAACAAAAGTCCCAAGATCTCCAGATAGAGTTTATGAAAATTGTGGTTGGACAAATTGGAAAGATTTTTTAGGATATTAATTTTTACATCTCTTTAAATCAATAATTTTTTAGCTCATCACGCAATTTTGTCAAAACTTTTCCTAAAAGATTCTGTCCAGGCCAGTTTTTAGGATCAGTTTTCTTTGCTGCATCTTCATCTAACCCAATACCCCAAATTTTATCGTAAGGAGACGATTCTACAAATTCACCATCTTCTGCAAGCAACGCTTTATTAAGTTTTTCGTTCTGTGTAAATTTTGCCTTACAAGCAGAGAATACAACATCGAACCTAACTTTTTCCCAGAGTTCTTCCTTGTAATTTTTAACCTCTCTTCCAAGAGCCTTTATGGTTCTAGGATCAGAAGTTGACATAATCTTATTTGCTGTATCAAAATCATGCATTAAAACAGCTTTAGACCACATCATATACTGTTCTACGTTTTGATACTTAACTCCATCAATCTCAAATTTAGATTCATGCCAATTTGAAAATGGGGATGCTGTTTTCCAAAAAAATACATACTTTTTTTCCATAATTCATTAATTGTTTTTTTTATATTTATAAGTTCTACTACCATCTCCTGCATCATCAAACGCATTAAAGTGTTTTGTAATTTCTTTTGCAAAAGTTTCAGATTTAACATTTGCTACGACTTTTGTTTGTGAAACATCACCAGAGTCGGGGTCAATGTCTTCAAAATAAACTACAAATTCATCTTTTAAAAACTGTTCCTTTCTTTCGTGAACAGTATGTTTGTCTCCACAACCTAAACATTTACAGTTGTTCAAATCTTTATACTTTTCTTCTTCTCCAACTACCAGAGGATATCCAACAAGAGTAGTGCTATATTTATCAGAACCACATTTTGGACAAAGTTTATGTAGCCTTCTGTATTCCTTTCTAAAAAGGTCCGACTGAGCTGAGATTATTTTAATATCATTTAAGATTTTTGTAGCCTCTTCACGAAAATCTTCAAACGTCAAACCTTTTGGTTTACCATATGCCTCATATATTTGTTTTTTTGCATATTCATCGTTTGGATCTTCGAACATTTCTGGTTTTACAATATATTCGCTTGCAGAACCTTCTTGGATTTTTTCCATTGCTCTAATCATACTTGAAGAAACGTGCTCAAATCTAACATCGCAAGGAATAAAAATCATTTTTAAGTCTGGTTTTTGATCAAGCATCACTCTCAATTGATTAGTTTCATAGTTAAGATCTGCTCCGTTTCTTAAACCCCTAACTATTGTAACATTGTACCCTTCATCTTCTTTGTCTTGAACATAATCCGATAAAAATCCAGAGAATTGCTCCACTTTTTTACCAGGCAATTGAAACCTTAAAGTTTCCAGCCTGTTAATCTTTTCATCAATTTTTTTATCTGGATTTGTACCAATAGCAACAATAACTTCATCAAATATTGCTTCTGCTTTTTTTAAAATTTCCAAATGTCCTTTGTGGAAAGGATTAAAGCTTCCTGGATAAATTGCCAATTTCTTTTTCATATTATTTTTTTAATGTTATGACTTTCTTTTTAATTTAATTTTTCCTCCACATACGGAACATTTGTTTTTTAACTTTTTAGCGCATTTTTCGCAAAAGTAAGTTTCATTGTGAACAGAACAATATGTCCATCTTGTCCATCCTAATTTTTTTTCTTTAATCATTTTTGTAAGCTCATCTTTTTGCTTTTCATAATTAGTCACATTCATAAACAATTCATTATTTCTCTTTCGTATTATCCCGCAACAAGAATATTCATCTTTATGCTGGATATTATCAAATTGTGACCACCAAGCTATATTGGTTTTACATTTAAAACATTTAACGTCGTGTGTACTGCTCATAATTTTATTATTTATACGAAAAAAATTTAAAAAAGTTTTTTTTACATATTTATGTAATACAATAATACAAAAAAAATATGAAAAATCAAAAAAATGATGTAATTAAATTTGCCAAAGACTTTGCAGTTGCTCTTAATCCTTATACAAATGTGTTTCAAAAAATTGAATTGTATGATTATCAAAAAAAATTATTAAAAACTTTTGAAAAAGAAAAATATACAATTATAAAACAAAGCAGACAGGTTGGAATCGATTTAACTGCCGCAATATATATTGCTTATTATATAATGAAAAACTCAAAAAAAACAATTCTTGTAATATCTGAAAATTTTGATGGTTCAGTAAATTTTTTAGAAAAAGTAAGAAAAATTCTGCTTCATGCTACAGAAAATTTATATATAGATTCCAAAGAGAACATTTCCATAAACAATTTGAAAAAAATTGAACTTAATAATGGAAGCAAAGTTTTTGCATTACCAGCAAATGAAAATTCATTGAGAGGAATTGATCATGTAGATTTGTTATTTATAAATAATTTAGAATACATTAAAAATGCTAATGATATTTGGGCGTCTTTAGGAATTCCTTTGTGTATGACAAACGGGAAAGCAATTCTTTCATCAACACCAAAATACAAAAAAGAATTTTTTCATTCATTGTGGACAAATGCTATAAAAAAAGAAAATGGTTTTAAACCCATAAATGTTTCCTGGAATCAAAATCCACATTTTGGCAATGAATGGTATGAGAAAATGTGCAGAAATTTTAATTATGACAAAAACACAATAAAAACTGAATTGGATGGAAAGTTTATTTCAAGAAAAGATAAAAAGAAAAAATCAGCAATAAATATAAGAGTTGACCAAGAAGATAAACAAAGAATTTTAGATAGGATGAAACAAAAAAAAATAAGCTCCATAACAGATTATATCATAGAGCTTATTAATAACGATTTAAAATAAAAAAATTTTATCATATTTATAATAAACCCATCCTCCTGGGTAAAAACTTTATAATTATGAAAACTACCTATATTTACGGATTATATGTAACAGAAAACAACATAAGATATGTTGGAAAAACTAACAATCTTAACAAACGACTGTATGAACATGTTCTAAATTCTAAACATAAGAAGACACACAAAGATATTTGGATACAAAAAGAGCTACGTAATGGAAATGAAATAAAAATTATTTTATTAGAAGAAGTGTCTTGTGAAAAATGGCAAGATGCAGAAATAAAATATATTGAAAAATATAAAAACAACAAATTAACCAATCACGCTAAGGGTGGAATTGGAGGAAGGTTGGAGTTTTATAAAATTAGTTATGATAAAGCTAAAATATGGGTAAAAGAAAATTTAGTTTGCAAATCGGGTAACGAATGGGATAAATTAAATAAAAAAAATAAAATACCAAACTTCGTTCCAAAAAGCCCATATGAGCACTACAAAAATAAAGGATGGATAAGTTGGGGAGATTTTCTTGGAACCAATAAAAGTCAAGATAATCTACTTGCTCTTATTTATATTTCTTATGAAAATGCAAAAAAAATTATAAGAAATTTAAACATAAGAACTCAAAAGGAATGGAAAAACTTGGCACAAGGAAACAACATCCCAAAAGAAATTCCAAACAGACCTGAAAGATATTACAAAAAAAGAGGGTGGATATCATGGGGAGATTTCCTAGGTACAAATAGAATATCAAATAAAAACAAAAAGTTTATTTCTTATAAAGAAACAATTTTGTGGTTAAAAAACAACAATATATCTTTAAATTCTATAGAAGATTGGAGACATTTTTACAAAAATTTAAAGCCACAATTTATCCCCTCAAATCCAGACAAAGAATACAAAAACAAAGGATGGGAAAGTTGGGGTGTTTTTTTAGGAACAAACAAAATTTCAGATAATTTAAAACACAAAAACTATATGAGCTTTGATGATGCTGTTAATTTTGCAAGGAAACTAAACATAAAATCAATGCGTGAATGGAAAATATGGCATTTAAAAAATTTTCCAGAGAACATTCCATTAAACCCAGATTTGAGTTATAAAAAATTTTGGAAAGGATCTTCATATTTTTTAGGAAAAAGTTCTAAATACTATAGATGAATTAAAAGATTGCCAAAAAACTTTACTCAAAGACCATATATAAAATATAAAAACAAAAGATGAGTAAATGTTAAAGATTTTTTGAAAAACTAAAAAAAGGCTTTTAAGAGCCTTTTTTTACTAAAACAGTGTCAATTAAGCCATATTTCTTTGCTTCTTCGGCAGACATAAAATAATCCCTATCGCAATCTTTTTCTATTTGCTTAAAAGTTTTTCCTGTTTTTTCTGCTAATAAATCATACAAAGAATTTCTCACTTTTTTTGCTTCTTCAATTTGTATAGACATTTCTGTGAAATCTCCTTCTAAACCACCTGATATTTGATGTATCATAGTTCTAGAACGTTTTAAAGCCCTTCGCTTTTCTTTCTCTCCACATGCCAATATTACCGCAGCCATAGAAGCACATGTTCCCATGTTAACCGTAGAAACTGATGCAGTAATCATTTCCATTACATCTATGATGGAATTTCCACCACTGACACTACCTCCGCCACTATTAATATAAATATTTATATCACTCTCGGAATTAACCGAATCTAAAAATAACATTTGGGCACATAATACATTTGCGAACTCATCTGTAATTGGCATTCCAAGAATAAGAATTCTATCTTGCATAAGTCTATCAAAAACAGACATTATGGCCATATTTTTAGTTGCTTCTAAAACAACATTTGGAGTCATTGAAACAGTTTTCATTGCACCCTCATAACGATGCAGCGACATGCTACTAATACGCCTATGCTTAATAGCATATTTTTCAAATTCATTTTTCATTTTGCTTAATTTTAATTTAGTGATTGTTTTAAATTTTTTATTATCATAAATCTATTCTTCTTTTTTCTATGCCCATAAGATTATACAAACTAAAATAAGCGAAGCTTTCTCCACACAATTCAATATCGTTTATAATTTCATTTTTTTCAACATCATCTGTTTTCCACTTTTCACTTCTTATTTTTTTAGTTAATTCTGTAAAAAACAACGCTGGAAAAGTTGCCATACTTTTATTATTAGACATATCCATAATAAATTCAACCATATTTTGAGCGAATGTTTCATTTTTTAATTTTTCAAGAACAATTTTACCTTTCTTTGTTTTTAAAACTCTACACAAGCATTTTGGAACAGAGGTAATTATTTGAACACAGTTAGTAACAATAACAATTGTTTTTTTATATTCATCAAAATTAGAAACCTTTTCCACATAAGACAACGATTCCACAAATGATAATTTATTTTCTGGGAATGTTTCTGAAAAATCATAATTTCCCCCATAATAAACATCATTATTGCCATTTGGAATTATAATTCTCATGATTTTATCATTAAATAATCTTTTGGATAGTTTAATGTCTTCTTCAGACAACTTAAAGTTTGAATCTATTGTTTTCATAATCCCATTTCTTCTTGTATAATTAATTCTTTTCCTATTGTGTTTAAATCCTGAATTTTTAGTGGCTCCTTATTAAAGTCTTCTTCAAATTCACCTTTCAACCTCTTTGCTTGAACTCTTAATTTTTCCTGGATTTCATATTTTTTAACCAATGACAATTTTTTGTTTAGATCGGAATCAATAGCTTTTTTTATTGCATCTAATTTTAACTTAGATTCTCTTATGGTTTTAAGAACACTTTTTGTCTCTTCTAGACTGTGATGATACACATAAATGTTGGGAAAAATTTCAGTTGTTTTTTCCAATTTTTGGTATTCGCAATGTGGATAGAAAGGAGGATATGGTCTAGCTGTTGATTCGTGGAAAATAAATACGTTTTCTGGATTCTTAATTAAATCTTCATACAGTGTTGGATTAACGTTTTTAATAATATCTGTAAATGGAACATTAATGTCTCCACTATAAACCACGAACAAATCTTCTCCTCCTTTTCTAAAGTTAAAAACAAAACCCCCAGATGCATAATCTTTATAATGAAAACCAGTAGTTTCTATTTTATGAACTATCATATTAAGATCTTCATATACAATTCCTGAGTTTGAATTTATAGAAAAACTGTTATCAAGTGGTCCATCATGTCCACAAACATCCTTTAAATACATTTCTATTTTCGGCTTTAAAGAAGGAACACATTCTATTTTTACAGTTTGTTTTTGTGCAAAATATTTATGATAAACTAAAGTAGAAAGACTTCCAATATGATCTTCGTGACAGTGGGTTATAAAAACGTAATCTAAACTTTCAACCAATTTTTTTGTTTGTAATTCAGAATATACAGTAGACCCACAATCAATCAATATTGTTCCTTTTGAAGTTTTTATAATAGCACTTGAGTTTTTTTCGGCTAGGTCAAAAGCGCCACCAGTTCCCAAAAAGTTTATTTCGACTATTGGTGATTTTCCAGTGTTTTTGAGTAGAGAGTTTAACCTAGATTTTAATATAAACTTAGCCATTATATATTTTTGTATATTGTACGGAATAAATTATTTTTTGTTACACTTAGCAATCCTCAGCTTTATCTATTTCTTCTAAAACTATGCTAAGCAATTGATTTTCTCTTATACACTCTTTGTATGCCTCAAAAATTTCATCTGTCCTAATACGAAGATCTTGAACTACGTCTCCATATTGTCTACTTTCATCAGAAACCACTTCTCTTGGATTTGCCGAGACAAGCATTAATATTTCTTTTTCAAACATCTCTATCAAAGAATCATTTTCTTCAATTTTTGACTTAACTTCATCTTTCCTTACTCTGGAAACATAAATGTCTGTTGTTAATTGTACTCCCCATCCCATATTTTATTTTATTTAATTTTATTTTTCATCTTTACATTCATCTTTTGGCCATACAACAAACACATCTATATCCTCCACAAAAATGATTATCTTTAATCAAAAATCCTTCTTCTGGTTCACCCGATGCTATGAATGTTACTATATGTTCCACAAATATATTAATTTTTTTTGATATATCAACAAATTCTTCCACATTTTTTATACATTCTCCAAACGGAGTAGTTTCTTTCAAGATAAAGAGGAGTTGGTCCACCCAAAGTAAGATGAAGCCCCCATTGTCCATCCCTGGGATACCCCATTTTCTCTCTTAAATCCTTTATTTCATCACATCTCACCCTTAACCATACATGAGCACCATTTGTTCTTGGAGAAAGCTCATAAATGAATTTAATGGGCTTGTTGTTATATAATTCTTTAAACTTTTCCCAATTATCTTTATTTGTTTCTTCTCCACGTACAACACTAATGTGTGCTCCAAATGCTGGTCTTTGCAATTTAATTCCATGTTGTCTTTCATATAGCCAAGTATAAAAAAACCCCAATTCATCATTGGGATCTAAAGAAATAATAACCCACCAAGGCTTAAACATCTTACCAGATGGATCGCTGATGGCTTTGGGATCAAATATTATTGTACCCTCATATTCAATCATTTGTTCTGTTTCAAAATCGAGGCTATACATATAATGCTTTTCGATATGTTGCTGCAATATTTTTCATTATATTCAATTCTGTAGTTTTTTGTTCTACTATTTTAGAAATTCTCATCAATTCTTTTTCTATAAAATCTCTTTTTCTAAAAGTTTTAGAATTTTTAAAAATAGTATCTTCTATTGCAAACAAATTTAAGGTTTTTATAACTTCATCTGCTTGTTCTTTTGATATTCTCACACTATAATATTCTCCTTTTCTTGTAGTGTTTTTTACAAAAGAAAATTCTTCGCAATATTGAGAAATAGAAAACTTATCCGTCCATGACTTTATTACTTCATTGACATCAATTTTACATATTCCACCTTCTACAAGTTTTGTAATTAATTTTTTCATATTATTGTCTCTCTTTTGGTGTTGTAATTAAATAAAATTTATCCCCAAGGTGTATTTTTTTAGAACTCTTATTAAACACATATTGAAATTGTCCAATTTCTTTTTCTTGATTGTTGTATATTTTAATCGTTGGGTATTCTGCGGTATCATTTGCAAAACCAATGCACATAAACATCAAATCTGTTCTCCACCCATACTTGTCAAGTTCATTTATCAAAGAATCTTTTTGAAATTCACATTTTTTAATTACGTTTTTTTGCGTTTTTACAACTTTTTGTAAATCATTTATTCTACTATTAAACGAATTGTTGTTTAAAATCAATATTGATATTGTAACAATAAAAAGAATAACAAAAGTAATTGCAACTACCATCCAAGATTTTTTCATAAATTATTGTTTTTTAATTGTTTTACTTAATTCAAAAATTTGTTCTGCTATAAGTTTTATTTCATCAATTTTAAATATTTTATCTACCCACTCCTTTGGAATTCCACTGAGTCCATAATATGCACCAGCAATCTGTCCATATACAGCACCAGTTGTGTCAGCATCATTTCCAATGTTAACAGCTAGCAAAGCACCATCTCGAAAATTATCTGTCTTATGGAAAGCCCACAAAGCCGTTTCTAGACAACTGATTACATAACCACTTCCAACTACTCCACCAGACACACCAGGTTGTTTATATTTATATTTTCCTTCACGAATTTCAACCACCAACGGGTGAGTTATTTCAGGATCGGTGTGAAAATATGCCCACTTATTTGGATCTGGACCTTCTAATACATCATTTTTTGACATCCCAGATAGCAAGCTTGATATAATCCATCCCATATAAACTGAGCACCCAATCCCCTGTGGAGAAGGGTGTGTCATATTAGCATTAATTTTACAATAATCATGACATTTTATATCATCATTTACAAACATCATTGGAATTGGGGCCAATCTCATAATTACTCCGTTTCCAGCTGCAGTATTATCTTTAATAAAACTTCCTTCTCTTTCAAAATACCTTATTGCACTTACAGTAGCCATTCCTATATCAAAACATTTTCCAGTAGGAGAATTATATCCTTCACGATACCATTTGGAAAACTTTTTCATAATATCGATAGCATCGAAGTTTTTCTTTTCAATTAAGCTATCTGCAATACAAAGCGCCATAGATGTATCATCAGTCCAACATCCTGGGGGCAAATTAAAAGGACCCCCACCGACAATATCTGTAACTAGATTTTCTTGTGCTTGTTTATAAGTTGTAAACTCTAAAGTGGTTCCCAAAGCATCTCCAACAGCAAGACCAACCAAACATCCTAAAAAATTGTCAACTTTATTCATTTTAATATTTTTTTTAATTCAGAATAAACTATCGCCCAATATTCTAATCTTTCAAAAGCCTTATCACATCCATTTTGAGTTGATGCATCTATGTGTGAATTTTCATTCATCAAATAAAAAACAACATTTTGTGATAAATTTCCAAAATTTTCCTTTAATTCTTTTGCCTTAGATTCAGCGTTTAATTTAATATCTATATTAAAACTCCTATCCATTTAGCTTACTTTTTACAATTTCAGAAACAGTTTTTCCATCTGCTTTTCCAGAATATTTTGAATTGAATGATTTCATAACCTGTCCCATATCTTTCATTGATGTTGATCCAATTTCTTTAATTGTTTCAACAACCTGAGCTTCTATTTCCTCTTTTGTCATTTGTTGCGGAAGATAGGAATTTAATATTTCAATTTCCATTAAAACATCAGCTGGAACTTCTTTTTGAATTTTTTCATATTCTGCCTTTATAATTTCTTGGCTGTTTTTTTCTTTTTTTATAACTGCCATAACTCCTTCGTCATTTAATAAAAACCCAGCTTTTCCACGACCTTCTTCTATTGCTATTTCTCCCAATACAACTTTAATCAATTCCTTTTTTAATGAGTTGCCAGATTTTAAAGCAACTTTTAAATCTTCTTTTAATTTTTCTTTTAATGTTTGCATAACTTTTTTATTTAATTTTAACAAAATTTTAAAACTTTCTTTTCTTTGGCACAATAATCCATTCCATCAGCAAGACCTAAAGCTTGTTTTTTATCATAATCATCGTCTGGCCAATCTTTAATTAATTCTCTTAGCCTCGGAGCAATTTTTTTACACTGACTGGCAGTTAAATTTCCATCACAATCTGAATGATATAATAAATCTACTATTGGATCTTTAATATTATCCCATTTTAATGGTTTTGTAGGAAGCCAGAAAAAATAATCATTTATCATCTTTTCTCCAACAATTCTTTTTGTCAAAGGAAAAGAAGATGAAGAAAATTCAGAATCTGTCCAAAATCCATCCATTAAAGGAAGACATATTCCAATTTCTTCCGCCAATTTTCCTCTAAACCTATTAAAACCAGAGTATGCCCAATGTGCATCTGCATGATTAAAATCTAAACCCATAATATCATATTTTAATTAATCAACAAAACTATCTCTAAACCAAGCTTTTGAACAATGTTCATCAATCCATTTTAAAACTTCTGGTTTCACTAATGAAAATAGAAAATTATACATTTCTTCTTCATAGTCCAACCAATATGAATCCCAAGTAATTGTGTAATCGTCTGAAAGCGCATTTATTTTTGGAATTGAAATATCCATTATTTTTTTAGCTTGCTGTACAAACAATCCTTGTTCTATAAGCATGTTTTCTACTTTTTCTCTAACAGTCATGATTTTTTGTTTTTTTCTTCTTCAATTAAATTTTTTATTTTCATTCCTATCTGAGTAAAAGAAACATAAGAATCAAAACTTCCTTCGCATGACACACTTTCTTCTTTTAGAATGCCCATTTTTATTAAAGATTCTATTATGTCAAAACTCTTTTTTTCTTTTCCAAAATCCCTTATTTCATAAAAGGCATATTCTTTTTTGCTAATAAATTTAACAAAACTTGGGTGCAATACTACTCCGATTTCAAAACTTGTTTTCATATTACCCATTTAGCAAGACGGTTTTCTAAGGTAAACAAACAATCTCTGTCTTCCACATCTTCTTCAAGAACGTGTTTTTTAAAGTTAATGTAGTACATGTTTCCAGGACAACCAAAAAGAGTTTTATAAAATTTAACAATTGAATCATCTGTCGCAAAGTAAATTTCTTTCAAATATATACCTTTCGAGATTTTATTCATTTTGAAGATGCTGTATTTAACATACATCCAAGTTTCTCCATTGTTCAAACGAGTTTCTTTAATAGATTGAACAACATCTGAAATTTGTTCCACTCTTTTAAACGCTATGTCTTTATCATCACCAAGATTCAGAACGATTTCGTCATGAGAAATGAAAATTATATTTTCTAATGGAAAAACTTTTCCCAAATCCTCAACCAGCTTCAAAATGTGAAAGTGCTGAATTTTTTGAAATCTTTTCGGATTTAAATTTCCAAAAACAACCTGCCTAAAACTTTTGCTGGATGCAAGCATTGGATGAATTTTTAAATACGAACACAAAGCGGCCCAGCTCATTTTTAAATTATTTTCTTTATCAAAAATCTTCATAGACTGGAAATTTGCACTAGAAAAATCAAGAGACAACATAAAATTCCCCTCATACATTTTTAAGTGATCTTTTTCATAAAATTTAACCTGGGAATAATCAAGCGCTTGACATCTTGTGTATGCTTCTGATAACGACAAATGATTCTTAATTAAATCATAAGCATATCCCATTTTATAATGACCAACATTGTTGTATCCGTTTTCTTTCAACCAATCTTCGAATTTTGAATATTCATTAACCAATGAAACTATATCTTTAAATTCAAATGATTTAGAAAGAGTTTGTATATAATATTCAAAGTGTTCTTCAACTGGAACATCTAATTTGAATAATTTTGAGAACTCTGTAATTTCTTTAATTTTTTTCATTGAATTCTTTTCTTATTTTTTTTGTTAAACTTTCAATAAATTTATGATCAACTTTTTTTGGAAGATTTGATTTTTCGAACAATTCATCCATTTTTGCAATTTTTTCTTCTGCAGTATTGATTAATGTATCCAAATCTACTTTTCCATGCCTAATATCAAGCAACTCTTTAGCATTAGGTCTTCTAACAATGATTCCTTTTCCTTCGGCAATCTCAATTGACATATCAATCAATCTCATACAATGTAGCATGTTTTTTCCGTCAATTTTCTGACCATGACTTTCAACATCAACCCACCTTTTTGTATTTCTTGTTTTAAGCCAATTTTGATATTTATTGTAATATCTACAGTGCTGAGTATAAGAATCTTTGTTGTAAGAAAATATACAAATTGGAACTTCTCCTTTTGGAATAGAACTCAATCTTAAAGCATTGGAAGTTCCCGCATTATCTGAACCACCTTCTTTTTCCAACCCTTTATATCCAAGACCCACTTTCTCTCCACTTTCTTTAAGTGCCTTTTTGTTATGTTCCTTTTCTTCTTCGCTCATAGAATCAGAAAAACAATAATGAGCTTTTTTGTCATAAAAAAGAGCAAAAGTATCTCTTGTATTTGGAATGTTAACTACACCGCAAAATTTTTGTTCATAATTCATTTCTTTCAAAAACTTCTTTAATGATTTTGAACCATATCCATCAATGTAATAGCAGAAATCAAGAGGATTTTTTCTTGTAACCTTTTTTTTCTCCCAGTTCATCATTTTATCCTGCCCTTTTGCTTTTTTAATTTGTCCCCTGGAATACCCACCAAATGAATCAGCGCATTTTTTGGTAATAAACTTATCCTTTTCATTCAAGATCAAATCAAAGATTGGATGCTTAATTATAACACAATCATCTGGACTGTTTAATAATTCTAAAAGTGTTGGGTTTGAAGTTTCAATAAGCTTCATAAATTCATCCAATTCAAATCCAACATAATCTTTATTGACTTGAATTTGTTTGACATAATCTTTCAAGTGATCTGGAAGAATATAAATAAACTTTCTATCTTCATCACTTTCTGGAGTACTGGTTCCATAAGCCTGAGATCCAACAATAGTTTCAAAAATAATCAAACCTTTTGTTTTTAGATATTCGTAAAGCTTCTCTGAATTTGTTTTTTCCATTTTAATTCTCTTTTCTCTTTTTTATACGTTTTTTTTAAAGAAATGTTATTGTTTTTTAAAATTAAAAAGGTAATTCAATAATTTCATCTGCAGATTCAACAAATTCAATTCCTTCTTTTTCTGCTTTCTCTATAAAAACTTTAGCATCACCAAATGCTCTTGTTGCGCCTAGATTAATAATAACTCTAAATCCAGCACTTTTTAAATCTAAAGCCGCTTCTTTTACACAAAAATTTAAAGCTAGCCCACCGAGAACAAACGCCTTAATTCCATCACATTTAGCTTTTTCAATCATACCTGTAGAAATTTTCTTCTCCAGGTCATGATAAATAGGAGAATATGGGTGCATATCCCTTTCGGCGCCTTTATACACAATAAAATTATATTGTGAAGGATGTGGAAGACCATCTAATAATTCAAATCCAACCGTACCAACGGTGCAGTGTTCATTCCAAACAATATCCATGTTTTTTTTACCTTCAATTTTAGAAAATTGTGGATTTTCTGCGGTTGCTTTCCATACAGCATTAGACGGATGAGCATCCTTTGACATGTAACGAACTATTGCTTTTTTAGCATTTTTGTTACATTCTTCTACTATTTTGTCACCTTCTGGAACTGGCAATTCCAAAGGACAAATTGGAGTAAAACCTTTTTGTGCATCAACATCCAAACTGGCTGTTTCACCATAAATTACAAATAATTCTTTCATAACATTTATTTTTATTTATTTAATTTCCCCATTAAGTTTCCGTGAGAATTACAAAAAACACCTTCGTTACCATAATTATACATGGCTAAATTTTCACTACTTCCTTTAATAAACTCCACTAAAATACACCACAATATTCCTTCATCTGTCCAGTTCATTTGTACAATTTTTTTAACTCCCCAACTTTTATTATCAATTACATTAAAAACTTCAATTTCAGGTTGCTGCATAAAAATTATTTTTTAGATTTGAAACTATCTGATTCTTTAATTTTTTCTAAAATTTCCTTTTCTTCATCTGAAACCTTAGATGGTATAAATACAATTACATCAAGATAAAAATCTCCTCTGTAATTTGTACCCATTTTATACAACCCCTTTTCTTTGATTCTTAATCTTTGTCCACTCTGAGTACCTGGCGGAATCACAACTCTGGCAACACCACCTTCAATTGTTTTTACTTCTATTTCCTTTCCAAATATTGCTTCATATATTGTTATATCAATTTTAGAAAACAATTCAGATTCTTGTCTATTGATATCTTTATTTATTTCTTCTTCTATTAAAACAAGTAGATTTCCGTTTGGCCCACCATCTCTTGAAACATTTCCACCAAAAGCAAGAGATAAAACATCTCCGTTTTTAACACTTCTTGGAATTGTCAATTCAACAACTTCATCTTGAATTGTAACTTTTCTTCCAGAACATGATGGACAGGTTTTTCTAATTATTTTTCCACTTCCGCCACAATTTTGACATTGTTCTTGAGATATAACTGTTCCAACAATAGTGTTTTTAACTTTCTGTACCCAACCAGATCCTTGACATGTTGTACAAGTTTCTACGGAAGATTCACTGGCACCACCGCTTCCATTACAAGTAGTACAAATTATTTCTTTTTTGTATTTTACCTTCTTTGCAATTCCAGTAAATATTTCTTCTAAAGTTAATGAAACCTTAATTCTCAAATCAGAACCAACGTGTTTTTGTGGTCTTGCTTGGTTCCAATTTCCCCTGTGACCTCCAAAAAACTGATTAAATATATCATCCACATTAAAACCTCCAAAACCACCTGGTGGAAATCCGTGATTTTCAAATCCTCCTTGATCATATTTTCTTCTCTTTTCTTCGTCTCCAATAACACTATAAGCTTCTGCAACCTCTTTAAAAGAAGCTTCTGCTTCTGGGTTGTCTGGGTTTTTATCTGGGTGATATTTCAGAGCAAGTTTCCTGTATGCTTTCTTTATTTCATCTAAAGAAGCGGCCTTTGGAACTCCTAAAATTTCGTAATAATCTTTTCTTGCCATTTTATATTAATTTCAAATCTTCTTGCCATAAAGTTGGTTGAACGTCGTGCTTTTTAAAGTAAACCGTAGCACAAGGAACTCCATCTTTATCTTTTTTAACATCAACTACAACTCCTTTTTCTCCAGTGGTAACTTCTTCTATTGGATAAGGATAATCAATCATTTTCCCAATAAATTTCACATTATCACCCGCTTTTATTTTTGTTCTTTTTGACATAATTTTTATCTTTCACTAATTTATACGGAAATAGTACAAAAAAGTTATATTAAAAAACCCCAGCTTAAACTGAGGTTTCTTTTTTTTCTTCTGACGCAGAAGGTTGTGTCGGTGGAATATAAACCCTAACTTCTTCTGTCATCGATTTCATTTTTAAATATACTTGCGCTAACGCCACAACATCTTTTTCACAATATTTTACTATTTTATTTAAATCTTTTTCTTTGTAAAAAACATTTTTAACATCAGCTCCAGAAATTTCATCTTTTGATGAGGGAACATTGAAAATTTCACATAACAAATCTAAAGATGTGGAATTATCAAATACATTATAACTCCAAACAGATTTTGTATCTATTATAACATCATTTAAATCCCAAGACTTTAAATGAGAGACATCAAACATCTTCGGTGGTTTAATTTCATTAATAATCATTCTTTTAGAAATAACAGGTAAATCAAAGACAGAAATGTTGTGCCCAACAAGAGCCCAAAAATCTTCCCTGTTTTTATCAAATTTTCCAGGAATTTTATTTAAAATTGGTCCAAGTTTTGGATGATTTACAAAATCCAATAAAAGTTTTTTTTCATCTTCACCATAAAAAGACAATATTTTAATATTATAAAAACTATCATTTTCATTGTTTTTCCATAAGACACCACAACTTATACACAATATTTTATTCCATTCACAATGAATTGGACCTTTTGTATCATATAATTCTTGTGCAATGTCGTTTTTTACATTTTCTATTATTTTTTCAGGAGTTAAAATGTTTTTTTTCTTTTTAGTTGCTTTTTTTGTTTCTTCACTATCGTTTACATTTTCACTATCAAACACTTTTAAAACTGAAAGTTTATTTTGGATTTGCATTTCAATATCTTTTTTAAATCTGTTTTTAAAAAGATCTTGTTGATGCTTTGTTAATTCCGAAAACGTTTCTTTTTGCGAAGTTGTTTCTATGTCAATAAATAACAACTTATTTAAAGATTTTTGATCTAACATAATAACTAAGGTTTAAATTAATAATTTTACAAAGATACAACTTTTTTTTGATAACTCAAAATTTTATTGGTTTATTTTTTAAGTTAAAAGTTACAACAAAAAAGAATTTTGATTTTTAAACTTCTTTTACTATATTTATTAGAAATTAAGATCATGAAAAGAAACAAACCAAAAATAAACATTTGTATTTCTCCAGAAATTGCAGAAAAATTAGAAAAATATAAAATAAACAAATCTAAGTTAGTTGACTCATTATTAACAGATTATTTTAAAAAAGAAGAAAAGGTGTTGTGAAACATATAAATAAAAATTAAGATTAGTCTTAATTTTATTTTTCTACATATTTATAGTAAACAATTAAATATTATAAATTATGGCACGTAGAAAAATTAACCCAGAAAACAAAAAACAACATCTCTCTGTTGTTGTTTCTCCAGAAAATTTTAACAAATTAAAAGATTTAGATTTAAACGAATCTAAATTCATTAATTGGCTATTGGAAGAATATTTTTGTAAATTAGAAAGTGGAGGAAAATAATTGTGAAAAAATTAACAACAGAAGAATTTATAAGAAAAGCTAAAAAAAAACATGGAGAAAAATATGATTATTCTTTAGTAAATTATAAAAAATCATCAGAACCAATTTGTATTACTTGTAAAATACATGGTAAATTTATGCAAACTCCTAATGATCACTTAAACGGTTGTGGGTGTAAGTTTTGTGGATACAAATCTATTAAAGAAAAAAATTGTGATTCTTTAAAAAAATTCATAAATAAATCTAATAAAATACACAATGGAAAGTATGATTATTCATTAGTAAATTATGAAAACAACCATGTAAAAATAAAAATTATTTGTAATATTCATGGAGTATTTTACCAGGTTCCAAATAGTCATTTAGTTGGTCGTGGATGCCCAAAATGTGCAGATATAGAAAGAACTATTAAAAATTCTTTTTCTACAAAAGATTTTATAAAAATAGCAGAATCAGTTCATGGGAACAAATATGATTATTCACAAGTTGATTATAAAAATGCACTCACAAAGGTTAAAATAATATGTAAAAAACACGGGGAGTTTTTATCTACACCCGCTAACCACACCCATAAAACATCACCAACTGGATGCCCATTTTGTAATACTTCAAAGGGAGAATTAAAAATAAAATATTTTTTAGAAGAAAAAAACATAAAATACATTCAACAAAAAACTTTTAAAGACTGTAAAATAACAAAATCTCTACCTTTCGATTTCTATTTACCTGATTATAACTTATGCATAGAATATGATGGAATACAACATTTTAAACCGATTAAGATATTTGGTGGATTAAAAAAATTAGAATACACACAGAAATCAGACAAAATAAAAACGGAATATTGTAAATTAAACAATATTCCATTAATAAGAATTTCGTATAAAGAAAATGTAGAAAAATCTCTAAACAATATTTTTATTTATAACATTTGATAGAAAATATTTTAAATATGACAATCGTAAAGACTTAACATTGTATCATCAGGAATTTCATCGAGAAGTTTTTTAAATTCAAGATTCCAATCTTTTGGGTCTTTTTCATTTGAAACACATGCCCACCATCCCATTTCTCCTTTTTCATACCATTTACCATCTTTTAATACAGCAAATGTGGTAATAGAAGCATGGCGATTAAGATACTGTTCTTTTGTTTCTGGAATAAAAACATCACGGCTTCCACTTATGTTATATAACCCAAACTCAAAATAAGCTTTATTAGCGGCTTCCTCTGGATTCTTTTTATAAAGATCATCAAACTCTTCATATGATTTAATTGCTTTTTCAAGGTTTTCTTCATACATTGCATCAAAATCAATGTGTTTTTTAAGTGCTTGATCTGTAGTCCCAATTTCTGCACGTTTCGAAGAAACAAGACTTGGGTTTCCAACCACACCTTTAGCACCAGGTTTTAATCTAAAAAATCCAGTCCAGCGCCCACCAAGCTGATACCAATCCCATTTTGCGTTTTCGTTTGAATAATAACCATACTTTCCTCTTATTTTTTTATATCCATTATATTCTTCAGCATATTTTGCAAGAGTTTTGTATTTTTTATTTACAGGAATATTTTTTGGATGTGCAATTCTTTCAACTTTCACTTTTCCTTCAAAACAAACATCTGGATCTGGATGTTCTGTTTGAACAATTTCAACAACCTTAAGCCAACAAGATTTTTTCATCCTTTCTCTTTTTTCTGGTTGAGTGAAATAGCATCTATAGCATCTACCTTTTGTAAAATAATTACCGAATTGAATTTTTCCAACAACGTATTCAAACTTATCACCAATCTTTGTTTTAGAAAGTTTTTTATACATATCTTCTGTGATTTCCATTCCCCAACTACTTCCTGAAGAACAATAAAACTCACTTGTTTTTTTTGTTTTATACTCCTTCTCAAGCTCTTTTGTTTTATCAACAAACTTCATATACTTTTTATCCTGTTCACAATATGGAGCAAGTTGCTCTTCTGGATTATCTCCCAAAACTAAAACGGTAAAATGTGACATAATTTTTATTTTTAAATTTAAATTTTTCTTATCTATACGAAAAAAAAGTAATTTAGTTTACAAATTACACAAGTTTTTTAATATAATGGCTGTCATTTTTGCATCATCCACACCTCTATGTTGAGTTCCTTCAAATTCAACTCCCATTTTCTTCAACGCAGTTGAAACACCTGGAGATTGTTTTAATCCATATTTAAAAGCATACCATTCTTTAAGATTAAAATGTGTTCTTCCAAATGGATATTTTATTTTTTTTAAAGCGCATTCTTTTTCAAGTGCCACTCTATCATAATCACCCCAGCTAAACCACATTCTTCTATTAGATTGGAAATCGTTTGTCAATATTTCACAAGCTTCTTTGAATGAAACTCCATTTTCAGCAACGTATTCAGGAGTAAGAGTTGTTAATTCAGTGCAAAATTTGCTTATCTCAGAATATTCAGGTTTAACTATAATACTTCTTGAAACAATAGTTTCTTTTGTAAAATAATCAACACAGGCTATTCCAATTTCAATAATTTCTTTGTATTGTCCACTTGGCGGATTCCCATACCAGCAGCATGCTTCAAGATCTATAACAAGCGCAAAGCTGTTAATCTTTTCTTTTCTCATTTTTATCAATTTTTATATATTTAGGAGGAACCGCATTTGTTAAATAAACATCATTATCTGTTTTGTAAAACTTATATCCCTCATTATGCATTTGTTTTGCTTCAATTATTAACAACACCGCTTCAACACCCTTTTCGTGTCTAGAGCCAGTGTTTTTGGCCTTTTCAATGTTTTCTTGTGAATACAAATGAACATGATATCTGTTCATTTTTTTCAACCCATCTTTCATAATTGAAGATAAAAACCTATTTGCTGTTCCATGATACAATTTGAAAGGTGGAACTATAGGTTTTAATTGTAAATCAACTTCAACAGAATGACCTTGATTGGCCATAATTTTCTTTTCATCTTCACTGAACTTAAACCTTTGTTTATCGGAAGTTTTTACAACTTGTCTCAAATCTTCAATAGTAAACTCTATTTTATCCTGTGAGTTTTTTATTATTAAATCCACATCTGCCCACCCATTTTTGTCTAATTTAATTCCTATTGATTCTGGATGATGCCTTAACACATAAGATAGATGTTTGCTAATTTTTGTTATTTTTTCTTTATAAATCGGTGTCATAATAAAATTCTACTTTGATAGTTGCAAAAATAAAAAATAAAAATCACATATCCAAACTTATTTTACATTAAATTTGAATTCCCGTAACATTTTTTATATATTTATGAGAAACAATTATTATGGAAAAAAAAGAAACAAAAAGACTAGAAATAGTCATCACACCTGAAGTGTCAAAAAAATTAAATGAAGGGAATTACAATAAAAACAAATTGATTATAAACCTTTTAAAAAATTATTTGTTAAAAAATGTTAAAAAAGATAAGGTTTTGCCTTAATTTTATTTTTTTCACCTATTTATAAGAAACAATTAAAACTTATAAATTATGGGACGTAAAAAATTAACACCTGAAGAAAAAAAGCAAGTCTTAACCATTCATCTTCCAAAAGACCTTTTTGACAAATTTGAAGAATTAAATATTGAAAACAAATCTAAGTTCTTTAACTGGCTGTTGGAAGAGCATTTTAGCTTAATTGAGAAAAGGAGGGTATAATGGCTAAAAGATTAACAACCGAAGATTTCATAAAAAAAGCTAAGGAAATTCATGGAGATAAATACGATTATTCTTCTACTAATTATGTTAATTGCTACACAAAAGTTAACATCACATGCTTAATTCATGGAGATTTTAAAATTTCACCCGACAATCACATTCATAACAAGCAAGGTTGTGCAAAATGTTATTATAAAAAAAACAGTGAATTTCACAGTTGGAGTTATGAAGATTTTGTCAAAAAAGCAAAAGAAGTTCATGGGAACACATATGATTATTCATTAACTAAATTTAAATCTACAAGAGAAAAAATACAAATTATATGCAAAAAACACGGAGAATTCAATTCGCTTCCATCAGACCACATTCACAAAAAAAGCGGATGCCCAAAATGTGCTTATAAAAAATGTTCAAACAGATTAAAAAGCACAACAGATGATTTTATTTTAAAAGCAGAAAAAACACACAGAAATAGATATGATTATTCGTTAGTTAATTATGTCAATAGCACAACAAAAATAACCATAATATGTCCTGTTCATGGAAAGTTTTTACAAACTCCAGATGCACATTTAAGTGGAAAAAATTGTCCACACTGTAATCTTTCAAAAGGAGAATTAAAAATAAAAGGAATATTAGAAAGCAACAACATTCAATTTAAACAACAAAAAACTTTTAAAGAATGCAAAGATATTAGATTACTTCCATTTGATTTTTATTTACCTGAGTATAATTTGTGCATAGAATATGATGGTGAACAACATTATAAACCAATTAAGGTATTTAAAGGAGAATTTGGATTAAAAGAAATTCAAAGAAGAGATTTTATAAAAACAGAATATTGTAAAAACAACAATATTCCATTATTAAGAATTTCTTATAATGAAAATATAAAAAATTCTTTATTAAATTATTTAAAAACTTTTAACATTATATAAAAGAAGTAAAGCACAATGCAACTAAACATGTACCAAAATTTTCTTCTGGAATATATGAATTTGTAATAATATTAAAATTATCTAATTTGTAATTTTTGTATGTTTTTTTATGCAAATCATTAATTACAAGACGCAATCTTTCTTTCAACTCTGAATCTTCATTATAATTTCCAGAAACCTCGCAAACTAACGAACCAATTTTTTCGCTATTTGCATTTACATCAATTAAATCACCCAAAATAATTCCACAACTTATGTATTCATTTTTTTTTCCATGAATACAACTCATAATTGTATATAATTCACTTCCAAATGGAATTTCTTGAATTATATTTTGATTTATTTCTTTTGCTAATTTTGGAATTACCGAAGAATAAGTTTGTATATTAAAATTACAGATGTTTGCATCATATAGTGCCATATGATAACTTCCTGCATGAATTTCTAGATTTGAGGAACCTTTTCCTGAAGTTATAAAATATTCATGTGGAATTCTGTTTTTTAATAATGTTTTTTTCATCTTTAATGCATATATTTAAGGTGGTTTTGACATAAATATAATTAAAAAACAAAAGAGCCAAATCTTTGTAAAAAATTTGGCTCTTTTGTTTTATTTTTTTCTTTTATAAGTCAAGCAAATATGCAAAAATCAATGGAACAACAATAGTCGCATCAGATTCTATCCAATATTTTGGAGTATCAATATTCAACTTACCCCATGTAATTTTCTCAGAAACATTACAATTCGAAAATCCGCCAAAACTGGTATGTCCATCTGTAATTTGACAAAAATAATTCCAAGTGGGAATGTTTTTTAATTGTAAATCTTGTGTTAACATTGGTACGAGGCATTGCACAAAATCCGCAGCTTGCCCTCCTCCAATTTGAAAAAATCCAATTCCTTGTCCTTTACAATTCTTCGGATACCAGTCTGCGAGAAACATCATATATTCCATTCCTGTTTTAAGAATAGATATGCCTATTTCGCCTCTTATACAGGCAGCTGCAAACATATTTCCAATCGTAGAATCTTCCCATCCAGATACAATAATTGGTAGATTTTTTTCTGCCGCAGCAACAACCCATGAATTTTTTGGGTCAATTTGATAATATTGAGATAAAACTCCGTCGTTAATAAGTTTATAGAAATATTCATGAGGAAATTTTTTTATTCCACTTGCTTCATCATTTTTCCAAAGTTCCAACATATGCGACTCAATTCTTCTAAAGGCTTCTTCTTCGGGCACCGCTACGTCTGTGATACGATTCATATGTCTATCAAACAGTGATTTATCGTCCTCTGGAGTTAAATCTCTCCAATTAGGAATTCTCTCATAAAAATCATGAGCTACTAAATTAAAAATATCTTCCTCAAGGTTTGCTCCGCTGCTGGAAATAGCATGCACTTTATCTTGTCTAATCATCTCTGCAAGAGTTTTTCCTATTTCAGCAGTACTCATTGCACCAGCAAGAGAAATTAACATTTTACCACCATCTTCAAGATGTTTTTCGTAACCTGCAGCTGCATCTACCAATGCTGCTGCATTAAAATGTAGAAAATTGTTTTCTAAAAAAGCCTTTATTTGTCCGTGCATACTTTTGATTTTATTAAATTTTTATTCCTGTTATATAAATAAACTTACCTCTATTTTCAATCGTTCCCTTAATTTCGAACCCACATTCATCTAAAATGTTAATCAAATTTTGTAAATCTTTTTCGGATTCGTAATTTTTTGATGGCTCAGCAATATAAATCAACCCACGTCTATTCATTATTCTATTTGCTTCGATAAAATACTCTTTATAATTTGTTCCCCACAAAGCTAATGAAAATACTGCAATATCAATTGTCTCATCATTCAACCCAGTATTTCTCATATCACAAGCTATAACAGAATCATCAATTGACACATGGTCAAAAGCATAAACTTTATTATTTGGAATCTTATGTCTCATTAGATTTTCACCACATCCAAAATCAACAACAACATCTCTTTTGTCTTTAATTTTGGTTGCAATGTATTCATATGGTATTTCTGGCCAATCTTTCATTCTATCATTTCTAAGAGCATGGTATCTAAACCAAGATTCAGGATTGTCTAAAAATTCCTTATGAGTAGTTGAAGATAAAGACGTATTTGCTCTACGATGATAAGAGTTTAATTCTGATTTTATTCTTGTAGTTCTATCAATACTATTCGATATTTCAGGATAGAGATTCATTGACACTAAATCCCTTTTGGTTTCTATAATATTTCCACTATCCACCCTTTCTTTCCATTTTTTCAGTGATTCTTGTGCCTTTTTAAACATTGTTTCTGGTTTTGGTAAAACTCTGGATGGAATTACACCATCAACCGATGCATCAGCTAATGTTTTTTTATTTTTAATTAGATTTAAGCGCTGAATATCCCACGACCAAAATTCTCCTCCACCCATATCAATCCTAACTTGCGGAATAATAATTTCAACGCTATCAAAAATTGAACCTTGTCTATATATTCTACCTTTTAATTGAGTGTATTCAGAATCAGTCCAAGGAAGAGTAAGTATAATCATTCTATCACAAACTTCTTGTAATCCATCAACACCAGTTCCAATTGGTTTTGAGCCAATAAGAATATCTATCTTACCTGAAACAAAATCTTTTAAATTTTTATCTCTAAGATATGTAGATTCTTTCCCTGTATAAGTTCCAACTTTAAAACCAAGTTCAGATATGAAATTTTCTACTTTTTTAATAAATCCAGTGGTGAAATATGTATAAATTATAGTTCCTTTTTTAAGATACTGTCTAATAGAATTTAATTTATCATCCAAAAGAAGTTTTTCAACTTTTATATAATCTCTCGAATGAGTTTCCAACAAAGTGTCTAACAAATGAACGCCATCAATATTAAGATTTGACATATTTTGACCTGTCAACTCTGTAATATTAATATCATATTTTGGAATAAACCTTAATCCATTCAAAGTTAATTGCTGAAAAATCTTCAAAGCATTCGCCAAACTTCTTCTGTGACCCAAATCATCATATTCCAATCCAGTCATTAAATTAAGTAATGATTTTGCTTCATACAACTCATTTATAACGGGAGTGGCAGACATAACCAACGTATAAACATTTTTATTACTTTCTCTTACTCTACCCAACAATCTGTTTAATATACTTCTTCTAATAGATTCATTTTCTTCTCCTTCGTTTCTTTGCTTTACATTGTGAACTTCATCTACAACTACAAAATCAATCTGATTGTTATTTGTTAGTGATTGACATAATTCTTCGGAATATTCTTGTTGAAATTTCTCATAGTTTAATATGAGATAATTGTGTTTATTTCTATCAAATACGTAATTGTCTTGATAGTCCGTAAAAACAGTACTATCTGGATATACAGCTTTAATTGCTTTTCCCGTTTGATCTATTGTTGAATTAACTGCAATGACTAATGTTAGTCTCGCATCCATTTCTCTACTTGCAATAATAAAAGACAGAGTTTTTCCAGCTCCAGTTCCAGACCAATTACCATATGATTTATATTTAAGCAGTCTATGAACTGTTAATTTCTGCATTAAATTCGGAGGAGCAATTTTTCCCTTTAGTGGCCCTTCTTTATATTTAAACGAATATCCGACAGGGGGATTATAATTAACAACGTCATTATATTCCTCAAAAAATAGATTCTTGATTGCTGTAAAATATTTTCCACCCTCTTCTTTTTCAATGTCAGATGCTTTAATTTCTCCATTAAGAAATTGATTCCACAACTTTCTTAATTTATATTGGATAAGACTTTCAAAAGCTTCCTCATCCATTGTAGCATAAATATTATTATCTAAAGAATGCAATCCGTTTATAGGATTTACTTGTGGAAGCCTTTGTTGATTTAATTGTGTTGTAGTAATTTCGTTGTCAACATCATCAATTGTAACAATTTCTTGTTCTTCAGTAAGTGTATTTATTTCGTTTGTATTTGATTCAGTTGTTGTTTGTGGTACTTCACCCGATTCATCTTCCAAACGAGCTCTAATTTCTTGTATTGTGGTAATACGACCATCTGAATTTGCATCTGTGTGAATAAGAGGTCTAAATTCCAATGGAAGATTTCCTTGACCAATTATAATAGACAATTCGATTGGGTCCATCGTGAGAAGGTCAGAATATTGTATGTTTTTGAGAAGATGTAATTGTTTTTTTATAGTCCAATTTCCATTTTGCCCAATACCATATCCTAAAAAATCAGCCCAAGACAACCAACCGTTGCCCAAATAAACTTTACTTGGTGCGTTTGGAATGTTAAACGGCTTATCATTTTGAATTTTACAATAATTTTCCCAATCAATAGCGGATTTAAAATTTAATGAATGCACAAAAATCTTAGCATTTTCATATGGTATAAATTCACCGTTAAAGTTTGGTTTCGTTCCCAAAAAGTCTGGCCAAGATAGCCACCCTTCGTTTTTATAAGAAATATTTGGATTTGCTGGTATGTTTTTAGGGCGATTTCCTGTAGAACACCAATTTAACCAATCTTCAAGAGTTAAAATATTTAAGGTTTTTACAAATTTTTTGACTTCTTCAAAAGATAACCTGTTTTTTTTATTTACAATAAGTTTATTCTTCCCAAAAAAATCAATCCAGCTTATCCATTCGTTTTTTCTTTTAAAAGTTTGGTCTAAATTTCGTGGGATATTTTTTGGTTTGTTGTTATTCCACCAATTATTATATTCTTCAACAGAGTTAATGTTCAATGATTTTATAATAGACTTTATTTCTTCAAGAGGCAAATATTCTTTATTTTGATTTGCAATATTCCCCGTTCCTAAAAAATCACCCCATCCAGACCACTCACTATAATAAGCATCTGGGTTTTTTGGAATTTTATTTTGAAATTTTTTATTTAGAGAGTGCCAATCTTCAAATTCTTTTCTTGTTTTTAATTCAAAAGATTTTATTAATTTTTTTGCTTCATCGAAACATAAAAATTTATATTTACTTTTTTGGAAGTCTCCAACGGCTTTATTTGCACATACTTTACACCCTCCATTTCCAATCAGATGCCGTTCGGGGGTTGTTTCAAAAATACCATGTTCTTCTTCTAAACAAATAATTTTAATTCTCGTCTTTGAATTAATATATTTGACCATAGAATAATTATATTTTTCTCCATGAACTTCTCTTGCTTTAGCTACAAACTCTTCAAATGTTGACTTTTTACTCATTTTTTTTAATTTTCAATAAAAAATTACAAATTTCATATTTTTCTAATTTAGCATATATTTCAATCTGAGATGTGTCAATTTTTTTTACCTTTAATTTAAATTTAGTCCCATCGAATTCTGATGAGCAAGTATACCCTAAATAATTTTTATATTCACAAATACCTCTTTTTGTTGCAGATGTCTCGCCAGTTCCTAAATCTTGATTTAATAAAATAAAACATTCTCCGTTAAACTCAGCAATCCAATTATCCAAAGAACGCGTTTCAAAAGATTCTAATAATTTTTTACACGTTTCACATTTATTAGTATGTCTTAACCAATCAAAATTATCTATTTCTATAGATAAAAAATCATCGCACCTTAAAACAAAATTATCATTTATGTATATTTCGTTTTTATTTTTTGTATCTATTAATTTCATTTAATTTTTTTTATTTCTACGCAACAAAGTTTAAAAAGTTACATATAATCCAATGTTTCTTTGAAATTATTTAAGTTCCTTTGAGTTTCATTTAAATTTTGTCTATATTTATTGGCAAATGCTTTATGAATAAAATTAGAAAAATAATAAAAAAAACATTAAAAGAAATTTTTGACAAATTAGAAATGCCTACAAATTACAAAGTCGCCAAAATCTCTAATGGGTTTCTTTATTCGTTTGAAAACAATGAAATAAATTATGGAGTTGAAATTAAAAAGGTTAAAAATGAAAAAATTGATCCAATAATGGTTCCAGATGAAAATATTAAAATTGTAATTTTTAACACTGAAGAAAAGTACAATGTAAACTTCGGAGTTTTATTAAATGGAAAACTTTCAGATGATATTAAAACAAATAAATTTAACACAATCAATATTATTAGTTTTATTTTCGCAATAATGAATGATTTTATTAATAACAATAATGTTAAAATAATTACTTATTACGCTACCAAGCAAAGAGATAAAATATATAAATACATTTATAATAAATATTTAAAAGATAATTTTATTTTTTATTCTGCGAAAGAAACTCCCTTTTATGATAGGTTTTTAATTAAAAAAGAATTAATAAAATGAGTAGAGAAATTGAAACTAAGAAAAAATTAAAAATTAGACTGCAAGATGGGAATGTGATATCTTATGAATCTATTAAAGATCTTTTTAAAAATAAAATGAAATGTAATATTTTTAATTCAAATATAAAAATACACATAAATCAAAAATGCTCTCCTTCTTTTTATATGGAATTAAATTGTAATGTAAACAAACAATTGTCTACAGATTTATTACTAAATGAAATCCCTTATTTTTTTAATAAATACTATATCACGAAATTGAAAGATGAAAAACACATTTTTTTGAGTGCAGAGCTTTATCTTCGTGAATTATCAAACATAATAAAAAATGAAAAATTTCCTAATATAGACGAATTTTTCGAAAAGTCACTCAAAGAAGATAATGTAAAAAGCTGGATTTCTATATTTGTTGATGATAAAGAATTATTAATAGAAGACTTATTAAAAATTATTTTATCTTTAAACTCGAATAAAGAAAAAATTGAAATTCAAAATATTGTAATAGATAATTTTAAAGAATTTTCTTTTGAATGTTCTGAAGGCTGGAAGTGTGTTTTAGATTATGAGCAAATTAAAAAATATGTGAATTAATAACCAAAAATCACTCTTGATCTTTTTTATACAAACCCATTTCTTCAAACATTTTGTCGGCTTTATCCCAATCAATAAAATGTCTTTTGCTAATTTCTGGAATAAACTTAAGCGGTGCACCAAGAGCAGCGTCATCTACGATCAACTGTCCGTATGCTTTAGGACTTTTTGTCCATGTATGTTGTGAAGGATTTGATTGAATTCCATACAATGGAATTCCATTATTACAAAACCATTTTACTGCATCATTTAAAAACTCCTCACTTCTCATTGTAAATAAAATTAGCCTGTGATTATTTTCAATAAGTTTTTTAAGTATTGGAACAGCCCCGATATCTTCACCTATTTCAGGGAATGAATGCAAAACCACTGAGCCGTCGAAATCTAAAATTATATCCATATTTTTATTTTTTAAGCAATATACATTTTTTTAATAACATTTACAAATAATTTTCAATATTTGTATCAAGTGAACTGACTCACTCACAGCTTAGCTGATAAGTGATCTTTCACGTTGCACGCACAATCTATTGATTCACGTTTAGCAACGCAAGGCTTGTTCCTAAGCCCGAAGTTTTTAATATTTTTTGCTGCATTTATGTCTCTATCGTGTTTGGCGCCACAGTGGGGACAAATCCAGGTTCTATCAGACAGTTTAAGGTTTTTGTTAATTTTCCCGCAGCAGGAGCACATTTTGGAGCTTGGATCGAATCTTCCGATGACGGAGGTGTTTTTTCCTTGCCATTCGGATTTATATTCGATCATTGTTCTTAATTCGTTCCAACCCATATCAGATATTGCTCTTGCCAGACAATGGTTTTTAACCATGTTGGAAACAGCAAGGTCTTCCATGCAGATTGTATCATAATTGTCAACCAAATGCTTGCTTATTTTGTGCAAATAATCCAGCCTCTGGTTTCTGACTTTTTCATGCATCAGAGCAACAACCATTTTTTGTTTTGCATAATGATTGCTTCCTTTTGTTTTGCGAGATAATGAGCGTTGTGCAACCCTAAGTTGTCTTTGTGCTGATTTTAAGAAATCTTTATTCTCGAATTTCTTTCCATCAGACGTTATTAATAAGTCTTTTATTCCC